AACGTCATGATGGATGCCATGGCAACAGCGCTGTACACCAATACCAGCAATGCACAACAGTTTACGGGCTTGCCCATTGCTGTTGATTCGGCTGGTACTTACGGTGGCCTGTCACGCTCGACCTACTCATGGTGGGCATCCAAAGAGTACGCAGCAGGTTCGGTTAACCCAACTCGCCAGAACATCCTCCAGTACATCTCTGGAACGGTGAAGAATGGCGCTGAGGTTCCGACCTTTGGTGTTTGCGGTTTTGGTACTTGGACGCTGTTGGCGCAAGACTTTGTAGGCCAAGAAACCTACATGATCACGCCAGGAAGCAGCTTTGCTCAAGGCGAGGATGGCCCAACATCAGGCTTCCGTGCTTTGATGGTTGCTGGTGTACCGATCTACCCCGATCCGTATTGCACAGAGGGTGAGCTGTATCTGCTGAACACGAACTATCTCAGCATGTACATTCACGATCAGGCCGAGTTTGCCTTCACGGGCTTCGAGTCCACGCTGCCTAACTGGCAGATTGGTTATGTTGGCGCAGTGTTGACCATTGCAGAAATGGTGAGCACCAAGCCTAAGAGCATGACCAAGGTGACTGGTCTCAACTCGCTCACGCTGTAAGGAGATCAAGTCATGGCTCTTGCACTTAATAAAATCATTGTCAGTGGGCTTAACAGCGATGCTGCTGGTGCCTATTTCGACTATGTTACCCAGTCAGTTACCGCAGGTACGGATTACACCTTGCCTGCTGGCCTGTACATTATTTACCCTGTAGCAAACTGCAAATATCAAGCCTACAATGGCTCGTCATGGGCAGACGTTATTGCGGCAAATACGGGTGGCATGATCGTTTCTGATGGTCAAAACGTGAAAATCGTTTCGACTTCTGGCACGGTTACAGCGCTCTTCTTGACTGTCAATGGCGGTCAGGCAGCAACTGGCACTTATAACGCATAAGCGAGGTAAAGCATGGATGCCAACAAAGTCGGTAGTCTATTACCGCAGCAGTTCGGAGGTATCCTGCTTGGGAAGTTGATTGGTGCCAATATGGATAGCACCGCCGATCAACGTATCGTGATGTTCAGCAATCCGTCTAAGTTCATTCTTCGTCGGATTGTTGTAACGAATGCTTCCATCTCATTGACCACTGCGGCAGGCGGCGTTTATACCGCTACCTCCAAAGGTGGTACAGCGGTAGTTGCATCATCCCAAGCATATTCTTCGCTTTCGGCCTCAACCTTGTTTCTTGACCTGACGCTTAATACGTCTGGCAGCGCAAGTACCACGGTGAAGTCGAGTATTCCCAATCTGTATTTGTCGTTGACAACCGCTCAAGGTGCAGCAGCAACCGCAGATGTTTATGTCTACGGGGATATTCTCGAAGCATGATCTTTGTGACTAACAAAGGCAGCGATACGCTGATTGGCAAATACGTCGATCAGCGTATTGAATTTGCGCCTAACAAAAGTGTTCCAGTGGAACCTGTTGTTGCTAGAGCTATTTTTGGCTACGGCGATGACAACAAAATTCCTTACTTGGTGCGTCTTGGCTGGATGAAAATGAATACAGACTATGAGAAAGCTATGGCTAGGCTCAAAGAGTTTGTGTTTACAGACGCGCCAATAAAGTCCGACCACTTGTCAGCCCTCGTGGTGGATCGAGTAGCCGCACCTCCGCTTCGCGGTAGGGGTGCGGCAAAAGTCCATAGCTCTCGCAATGAGGCATAAATGGCAACCTTTACAAGCTATATTGCAGATGTCAGAAGGCTGCTGCATGACGCTACGGGTGTGTTTTGGTCGGATACAGAACTCACGGATTACATCAATGATGCAAGGCATCGGGTAGTCCGCGATACAGGCTGCTTACGAGCTATTCTTACAGGTAATACAACAACGTCTGTTGAAACGTTTGATATTACGACGCTGACGCTTCCAAGTTACGCTGATCAAATACTAGATGTCATCAACGTTAACTTGTACTGGGGCAATACTCGCATCCCGCTTCGGTACATGTCATGGTCGCAGTTCAATGCTGAGTTGAGATTCTGGCAAAACTATACGGGAAGACCGATTGCTTTTACTAGATACGCTCAAAGCACGATTTACTTAGGCCCAGTGCCTGATCAAGTTTATGTCATGGAGTTCGACACTATCGTTTTGCCGGTAGCATTGACTTCTGACTCTCAAACCGAACCAATTTTAGAGCCTTATACCTCTCCTGTGGCGTTTTACGCTGCTTATAAGGCAAAATACAAGGAACAATCCTACGGCGAAGCAGAGATATTTAATGCTGAATACAAGAAACAACTCTTGGCAGCAATCAACTCTAGCTTTACTCGTCGTTTGCCCACACCCTACTCTATACCGTACTAATTATGGCTGCTGTTGAGCAAAAGAAGTCCTACCATGTAACGAAGGATTTCAAAGGGCTTAACACCAAAGCCAATCGTACGGCCATCCGTGAGGATGAATTTGCATGGCTTGAAAATGTCATGCCGGTTGGGTACTCCAACCTTAAAGTCATTCCTAAAGAAAAGCGCGTTACTTATACAGGTACGAACTTTACTTGGGGTGGCACAGTGCATTACATGTCTGCTGCCAATATCAATGGCATTGCTTACATGTTTGCTTTCTTTACTGATGGAGGTGCGCAATATGTCAGTTTGGAAACCCCTACCGCGCCGGTCACGCTGGCTAGCTCAGGCACCTTCAGCGGCACTAGAACACAAATCAGTCAATGGAAGAATGAACGAGTCCTTATCATTGACACAACTTATGGCTACGCTACGTTCGACGGGACGAATCTCGTTCGGGTCGGTTCGGTCGCAACCGTTACGGTCACAGCAGGTGGCAGTGGATATACCTCAGCGCCCATCGTAACGTTTTCTACGCCTAATGATACGGGTGGTATACAAGCGACAGCGACTGCAACGGTTACGGCTAATGCTGTTACTGCCATTACGATTGGTGAGTATGGAACGGGTTATACCAGCGCACCAACTGTTTATATCGGCACGGCAGGCGCAGTAGCATGGGCATCAACTACCGCTTTTCAAAAAGGAAGGCTCCTATCGTCTGGCGGTAATTATTACTACGTCACAGTTGGTGGAACGACAAGCTCAACAGCACCAACGCATACAAGCGGTTCTGCTGCAAACGGTACATGCACCTTGCTTTATGTTGCAGACCCTAATGGCGCTGGTTCGGCAGCAACAGCAACGGCTACCGCAATTAACCAGACCGGCACTTGTATCCAGTCGTTTTCAGGAAGGGTGTGGATTGCTGACGGAAGAACGGTCTACTACACCGCATCAGATAGCTACAACGATTTCACGAGCATTTCTGCTGGCAACATCACGCTTGTCGATGCAACGCTCTACGGTGACATCACGCAGATTATTGCTGCTAATAACTTTCTGTATGTATTTGGCGAATCATCGATTAACGTCTTTTCGGATGTTCGAGTCAACACCCTGGGTGAAACGCTTTTTACCAATACCAACATTAGTGCATCCATTGGTACAGAGCTTTTTCTTGGTGTCTTTGCTTACTTTCGTAGCATTCTGTTTATCAACCGCTATGGCGTGTATGCACTGGTAGGTGCTACAACCACTAAAATTAGTGACGCACTAGATGGCATATTTCCTAATATTGACTTCACTTCTACAGTCACCGGATGTCAGACGCTCATCTATAACATTCTAGTATCGTCATGGAACGTCAGATACAACGATAACGGCACCTACCGCAGAGTTCAGCTTGTATTCTTTGATCGCAAGTGGTTTATTAGTTCACAGGGCGCTCTCACACATATCAATTCATCCCCTGTTAATGGGTTGATCAATGTTTATGGTGTGCAGTCAGACGGTTCTTTTTACCAGTTGTATGATGATCAAACGTCTAATATCAACACTGAAATCGTCACAGCACTTTGGCCTTTAACCGATCCAATACGAACAAAACAAGCCTTAAAGATTGGTGTTGAGGCAACGATTAGTGCTAACAGTGTAGGAACCATACAAGCTACGGTTGATTCTGAAAACGCCTCTTCGCCTGTGATTACGCTGACAAATGGCGTGTTTTGGGTTAATAACTTCTTGCAAACCATTACTTGGACGAATAATTCAAGCCAAACGGTTGCATGGACACCTACAGGTTATGCGTTATACAAATATGACGCACAGCAATACGGTAAGTATTTAGGATTTACGGTCACATCCGTGTCGCCTGCCTTTACTTACAATGGATTTCAGCTAGAGCATGAATTAAGAGTGAGGTTCTAATGACTAAGCCAGTTACTATCCCAAATACCTTTGCTACAGCAACGACTGCTATTCCTTTGTCAAATCTGGATGCAGACTTTTCAACCGTTGCTACGGCAATGAATGATGCAAACACTTATAGTAACTACGCACCAGATACAGGCTCTGCTAATGCTTATGTCGTTACGCTAACAGGCGTTAGCACAACGTACTCTGCTGGTCTTCGTATTCAGTTTAAGGCTGGCAATGCCAATACCACGGCATCAACGCTTAATGTCAATGCGCAGGGTGCTAAGAACATTACCTACCAAGATGCGTCTGCTATTGCATCAGGAACCATTGCGGCTAATTCAATCGTCGATGTGATGTATGACGGTACGCAGTTCTTGCTTATGAATGACCCAGCAGGTGGTACGGGCGGTGACGTTGTTGGCCCAGCATTGGCTACAGACAATGCCATCGTACGATTCGATGGTGCGACGGGTAAGTTAATTCAAAACTCCGTCGTTACGATTGCTGACTCTACGGGTGATATTTCAGGCGTAGGGCAATTAAACGCTACGACGGTTGATACGACAAACATTGAAGTCACCAACATCAAAGCCAAGGATGGCACAGCAGCAGCGACGATTGCTGATTCTACGGGTGTGGTGACGGTAACGGCTGCGCCGGTAATGACTGCTTTAACAGCTTCTCAAGCCGTATTCACGACTGCTGGTAAAGCACTAACAAGCAACGCCATTACGGGTACGGGTAACGTGGTGATGTCGGCTTCACCGACACTGACGGGAACGATTAGCGCAGCAGCGGCTACGCTATCAGGCAACCTGACCCTCTCCGGCGGCACTGCCAACGGCGTGTTGTATCTGGATGGCAGCAAGGTAGCGACGAGTGGTAGTGCGCTGACGTTTGATGGGACGAAGGTAAGTCTGCCGACAACGCTTGCAATCAAAGGCGCTCAAAATGGAAATACTGCCAAGATTGCGATGACCCGCACTGATGCCTCTTACAGCATCAATAACGAAACTGACCTGCGTTTCTACGGGCAAACCACAGACACAGAGTCACCTGCAAATATTCTGCACGCCATGAACACTGGTGGCACTTTTGTTTGGAACAACGGCTCTGGTACAGAACAAATGCGCCTCACCTCCACAGGGCTGGGGATTGGGACGAGTTCGCCTGCTTGTAAGTTGGATGTTGTAAAA